TATCCGGTGCGAGGGCAGCTTAAGCCGACAGCGTTTTATCCGGATACGATAACGCTGTACGGCGACCGCAAAGAGTGGAAATGAGTGATGTTGCCGCTTCTGCCAACAAAGCCCCTGTTGGTTATGCTTGCGATTGTGCGGTGCGGATAGCTACCGATGCTGCTATTCCCGCGAGAAACCAGCCGTCGCGCGACGGTGTCCTTCGGGCGCAGGGGATTTTAACCGGACTTTTATCAAAAGCGCGGTGGTGGAATAGGTAGACACGGAATGGCTGCGTACCGAGTGGGCATGCGACCCGATAGGAAGAGTTGCGAGGTGCAAATCCTCGCCCGCGCTTTATCTAAAATGCAGGGAGGTGGGAGCAGTGGGAAATTATAGTGGTATGCGCAGGCGCACGACATACTGGAAAGAAAAAGGGCAGGACCCGCCGCCCGGAGACACCGATAAGCCGGCACCGCCTTCTAAGTCGAGAGCGGCGCACAAAACCTGGCGGGCGATGCTAAACCTTGAGCATCCGGACGCGGCAAAAGTCGAGGAAACTTATGTATGCATACTCGCCATAACTGGCAATCCTGCTGCCGCTTACCGTGCGTCGGGATATCCGCTTGAGGACGACTATGGCAATCCGGTGCCGGGCTCCACCATAATCAGGCGCGCGAAAAAGCTTGCAGAGCTGTCGAGGATACAAAAGGCTGTAAACGAGTATAAGAGTCTCTTGCAGGCAAAGTCCTCGAAAGAGTGGACACGTGAAGAGATACTCAACGGATACCGAGAGCTATATAACGTTGCGCGTAAACATCTCGAGACCGAGATCGTTACCGATACAGGTGAAGTGAAAGCAATCAAATACAACGATCGTGCTGCGGCAAACATCGCTAATGTACTCGAGAAAGTAACCAATATCTACGGCTTTAACGCGCCGGTAAAGACCGATAGCAAGATACAATTCGTGTTCGGCGGTTTCGGTGAGCCACAACATGCCGATGGCAAAGACTACGACTATGAGGGCACAGCGGATACTGATACAACCGACATCAGCAAGTACGCAAAATGATAATCAATCTCGGCTTTAAGCCTAACCCAAAACAAGAGTTAATGCTAACCGACACCACACACCGATACATATGCTACGGTGGCGCAAAGGGCGGCGGTAAGACGTGGGCGCTGCGTGTTAAGGCGATACTGCTTGCGGCAAATTATGACGGCATAAAGATACTTGTCATACGCCGCACGTATCCGGAGCTACGCAACAACCACATCCAGCCGATGATGGCAATGCTTCGCGGCATAGCCAAGTACACCGACACCGACCACACGTTCAAGTTCCCAAACGGTTCCACAATCGAGTACGGATACTGCGCCACATACAGCGACGTTGTGCGGTATCAGGGACACGAGTACGATATTCTCATGATCGACGAGGCAACAACGATCATGGAGGAGTGGTGGAACGAGCTAAAGCTTTGCGTCCGCGGCACAAATGGGCTACCAAAACGAGTGTATCTAACGTGCAACCCTGGCGGAGTCGGTCACGAGTGGGTAAAAAGGTTGTTTATCGACCGCGACTACCGGGACGGAGAAAATCCCGACGATTACACATTCATTCCGGCTTCTGTCTACGACAATAAGGTGCTCATGCAGACTATGCCGGACTACGTTAAGCAGCTGGAGTCACTTCCTCCGGACAGGAGAGCAGCGCTGCTTGAAGGCGATTGGAACGCATACGAGGGCAGATTCTTCCCGGAGTTCAAGCCGTCTACACACGTTGTGGAGCCTTTCGAGATACCGTCGCATTGGCTTAGGTACAGAGCGATTGACTACGGTCTTGACATGCTCGCCTGCCTGTGGATAGCGGTTAGCGATACCGGCGACGAGTATGTTTACAGAGAGTTACACGAGCCTGATTTGATAGTGGCAGAGGCAGCACGCAAGATCGTAGAGCGATCATACGGCGAGACAATATACGCCACATATGCCCCGCCTGATTTATGGGGGCGTACAAAGGATTCCGGCATAACAATGGCAGAGATATTCCGCGATAACGGCGTGTCGCTTACTCAGGCAAGCAATGACCGCATACAAGGCTGGCAGGCGGTCAAAGACCACATTAAGATAATGTCTGACATGCCAAAAGAAGATAAGCACAAGCCGACGCGCGACGATATTTTGTACGCAAACTCGCCAAACTACCAAGCTGAAAAAGAGGAAGAGAGCCAAGTCGAAGAGAACCCGCCGCACAGCAGATTGAGGGTATTCAGCACCTGTCCGGTTTTGATACGACACATGCAGGCGCTACAGTACGACGATAACAAGATAGGCGATGCGGCGACAGAGCCTCACGAGATCACTCACATCTGCGACGCGCTAAGATACTACTGCGTATCACGCATAACGGTACCCAAACCGCAGATGTCAGAACTCGAGTCGATGATCCGCAAAAACACCCATAAACGCAAACTGCGCCGCATGCGCGCAACATAAAGGAGCGAATAATGAAGCCTTCGAAACCTTCACCTATAAAGCGAGCGACAAAGCCGCTTAAACTTCTCAAACGCAATCGACTATGTACGGTCCGAGGATGCCACAATCGCGTATCGTACATAATCACACGATCAGACCAGCGTTATCAAGGAGAGCCGAGAATGTGCGAGGAATGCATTATGGCAGCCGCCGCAATCCTTGACGAAATGCGAGATCAGGACATCGAAGAGGCGCTCGACATGCGAGACGACCCGTCCGATAAGGATACAAAAGAAGCTGAAAAAGAAGAAACTCCTAAGCCGAAACAGGCGAAAAGAGGCGCTAAAACATGATAAAGGCTGCTATTTGCCTTGTTATTTTGCTTGCAATGGTTATTACAGTGGCGATTTTAGTTCCAGTAACAAATACACGTGACAAAATCCCGTTGATGCCGGAAGAAGGCAACGAATTTATCAACCCATATAAGAAACGCGCGATACCAAAGCATCGTAAAATTTTAAAGGAGTGGCGTGGAGAATGAGTGCAATAACCAATCGTATCAAGAGAGCGCTTAATCATGGCGGACCGTCGATGGGATACATTTCCGGACTTAAAGACCTCGGCACAATTCTACAAAACCTTACAAACGGCTTTGCAAAGCACACGCACATCTGCTATACGCTCAAAGCTGCAGACGTAAGCAGCGGCAAAGCTACAATCGAACTTGACGGCGAGTACGATTCTGTCGGCGGTATATTCGTTCTGTCTAACGCAGGTGCGCCGAGGGCGATAACCAAAGTTGAGATCACCAAAGACGCTGAGGAAGGCACTTTTGCTCTCAAAGTGACAGCAACAAATGTTGCCGCTGGCGACACCATACACGCAGATCTGTACTTGATGGCATAAATCTGACAGGAGGGCGGCGTAAGTGAATATAATAGACGGTTTTCGCCGCCTGTTCAGCGGCAAATCAGGAGAAACCACAGAAGGTAAAGAGACGCCAGTAGGATACAGTTTCAACGGTGACGAGCTTTACAAAGACGATATCGTTGCAGATATCAAACAAAAGCTTGAAAAACGCAGGTCAGAACGCCGTACATTTGAAGCTCAGTGGCTTTTAAATGCGAACTTCCTTTACGGGCACCAATACTGTGATATAAATGTCCACACGGGCGAAATCGAGACTATAGAGCCGCTTTTTGATTATTCAGAACGCGGAGTCTTTAACAGAATAGCGCCTATTATCGAGACGCGACTCGCCAATATCCGCACAGTAAAGTACGCAATGACCGTCAATCCGCGCACAAGCGAGATTGAAGACTGGGAAAAAGCGGATATATCCTCAAAACTGCTGCGATATACACAGTCGCATACCAATTTTAATTCAAAATTATCTGACATTGCCATACCGTGGGCAGAGCTTACCGGCACATCGTTCATCCTTTCATGGTGGGACACGAGCAAAGGAGCCGAAGTTGCGCGGATAGAGCGCGTAGAAGTCGACGAAAACGGCGAGGAAACACGTACAACTGAAACTATTTATGAAGGCGATCTCAATTATGGCGTGCTTTCGTCCTATGAAGTTTTCCCGGAATCTCTCTACAAACAGGAGGTAGAAGACCAGCACGACATAATCATCGAGCAGATCATGACGGTCGAAGAGATATACGACCGTTACAACATTAAAGTTGACGGCAGGCAATGCCAGACATATGTTTTATCACCTATCGCGGCAGCAGGCGGACTCGGGCAAGAAAACTCAGTATTTGGTTTATCCAGACAGACGGTTGAAAACAGCGAAACTGTCATTACATACTTCGAACGCAAGTCCAGAGCGTTCCCGGAAGGGCGCACAATCATCATAATCGGTGACGAGCTTATATATTACGGTCCTATGCCGTATGAGCAGATACCTCTCGTAGCCATTAAGAGCAAGATAGTCGTCGGTCAATTCTACGGCAAAAGCGTGATTCAGGACCTTATACCGCTGCAGAGAGCTTACAATGCTGTTTGCAATAAGATACTGGAGCACGTCCAGAACATAGCATCAAACGCAATTGTTGTTGAGCAAGGCTCGCTTATAGACATAGACGAGTATATCGAAAACGGTATCCCGCCAAATGCTATACTCGAGTATCAGAAAGACAGCAAGCCGCCTCAGCCATTACAGAGAGCACCGCTCGACCAGTCTACACTGTCGCAGTATCAGTCATTGAAAAATGACATGGAGTATGTAGCCGGTGTATCACAGCTTATGGTATACGGCGCAACTCCGCCCGGAGTCGATTCCGGCGTAGCAATTGAAAATCTGCGGCAGATAGACAGCACAAGACTTTCGCTTACCACTGAAAATATCCGGTCAAGCGTAAGAAAGACCGCGATCCTATGGCTGAAGATATACAAGGAGCACATGACCGGTTATCGTGTATGCCAGATCGCAGGTTCAAACGACGTAGGCGGCGTACTTACATGGTGTTCGGACGATATCAATTCATTTGATATCGAGTTTGACACCGAAAACGAGCTTATTCTTTCACAGGAAAAACAGCGCCAGAACTTTATCGAAGCGTGGAATATGGGACTGTTCCGTGACGCTGACGGCACAATACCTCGCGAGATAACTACCAAGTTCCTCGAACTTATGAAACTCGGCAGGTATTCAGACATGATGGGCGTTGAAGACTTGCAGCGTCAGACAGCCCAGAGAGAGAATACATTCTTCCTTAACGGCGTTATTCCACAGCGTGGTGAATATGACGACGACGACATTCATCTGTATGAGCACAAAAAGTTCATTCTTCAGATGAAATTCCGCATAATTCAGAGCAAGAATCCTGAGTATTGCGCTCGATTCTTCGCACACATGAAAGAACACGAAGCGGCAATAGCTCAAAAACTCATTGCAAAACAACAAATTTTAGGAGGAGGACAGGGCGCAGCGATAGCTGCACCAGGTGATATATATGGCTAAGACTTTAAACGATGTCCTACCCGAAATTCTTGCACGTGGTGACGCGCAAGAACAGGCAGAACCTACAGAAAACGAAATTCTTCAGCCTGAAACACCTGAAACTCAGGCTGAAGAACAGGCTCCCGTTCAGGAACCTGCCGTAGAACAGAATGTTCCTCCGGAAGACCAGACCGCTGGACAGGCAGTTTCGCAGCAGCCTACTGTTGAGCCGAATACGCTTGACGCTATCCTCACAGCAACTGAAGCGTATCAGAAGGCACAGCAGGAAAACGCACAGCTTAAAGCAAGGCTCGCTGAATTGGAAGCTGCCATGCAGCAGCAGTCGCAAGCTGCAGAAAATACTATCGTTGATGAAGTGCTCGAACCGCCCGAATTCCCGATCGACGGTTTTGAGTATCTCTCCGACGAAGAGCGGGCGCAGCGTCTGGCTGAGTATAACTCTGCGATGGCAGAGTATACAAAGAAACAGATACTGAAAGAAATCAATCCCGCGATTCAGTATTTCCAGCAGCAGGCAAAATCAGCTGAATATGAAGCAACGCGAAACGCACTTGCTTCGTCGCCGGAGTTCCAGCCTATCATGGACGACCTTGAGGGCATTGATAGAGTGATACAGAGAACTCCGGAACTTGAAAGCCTTGACCCTCAGAGAAAGCTTATAATCGCTGCACTCATTAACAAGGGAATCAAGGCGGTGAACAACCAGAGACAGCCTACCCCTGAAGAAATAGCGTCGCAGGCGCTACAGAATCCTGAAGCAATGCGGATAATCGAAACGAAACGCGCGCAGGAAATAGCACAAAAGAATCAGAATGTTCCTAAAATAACCGCAAGCTCAGGAATGTCAAACGCCGCTGCGATGCCTGAAGAGAAACCCAAAGGATGGGGAGACGCATTTGCACTCGCAAGGAAGCGATTGAAGTAATCGAAACAAAAAGGAGAAATGAATAAATGGCGATGCAGGCACTTGCATACGCATCTGAGGTGCTGAAAAATTATTACCTTCCTGTATGGAACAGACTTATAAACATTGAGCCTTCACCTTTCCTTGAAAAGGTCAAGAAAGTTCCGTTGAAAGCGTTCAACATTGTGGCATCAGCAGAACTCGGCGCTAACGGCGGCGTAGGATTCGGTAGCGAACTCAGCGCGGTACCTACACCTGGCGGACAGCGCTATGAGAGCTTCACGATCAATCCCGTAGCGCTGTATGCGAACGTCGAGATCACCGACATGGCAATCAAACTCGGCAAGACTCCGGACGGCGCTACTGTTACGCTGCTTGACCGTGAAATCCGTGGTGCATACGATGCCGCAAAGTGGAACCTCGCTCGTTCGCTGTTTGGCGATGGAACCGGTATACTCGGAACCTTCTCGTCGCTCATAAACAACACCGCAACATTTGCTATCGATACCATCGAGAACGTAATG